CGGATTATCTCCTTCTCGGCAGAATTTAATTCACTTCCCGCTGCGCTCCGGCTCCTCGCCTTATCTTCGTCAGCGGGCACGATTACGTTACGCTCTTTCGGTTTCAAATGCAAGAAACTTCTACTTTGTCGGTCCCAATGGCCGCATTCCTTCCAGGGTTTGCAACCCAGAATGACCAAAAGCCGCCAGGAGTTCTCCCATCCGCGCGGTTGGAAGTTTTGAGAACTCAGCCCTCGTCAATCCCTGCCGTTTCAGAAAGTCCTCGAATGCTTGCGGACTACGGGCGGCTTGCGTCCCCGTTCGGCGCTCGGCTGCTGCGGAAAGTCCTTCTCTTGGGATTCGCCCGAGAACTTCCGGCGCTCTTTCTCCCAAGGCTGAAGCGGGACCAGCCAACGGAAGCTCCCGCGAAGGCCCGGAAAACGGCGGTACGCCGGGGCTGAATTCTCGTTCCGGTCCAGTTGGCGGTTCAAATGGCAATGGCCCACGATTCGGCGGAATTCTGCCCGGCGGTTCCCATCCTGGCCCAGACAACGGGAGCAACGCCTCAGTTCTGGCAATCGGAGGAGGTGCGGATGACTCTTCGAGTGGTTCCATGCTCGATGGCATTCCACGGCCGCCCGCTGTGAGCAATGGAAACTCTCTGGCCGGGGCAGTTAGGGGAGCACCAGCGTTAAGGGGCAATGGAGCTTGTTCCGCTGGCGGCATTCTTTCAGACGAAAGCCGAAACGGCGGCATCGGAGGCGCTTCGAGAGAGGAACGGCCAAGTTGTCCGAGGCCCCGGCCTAATTTTCCAGCCGGCGTAGGCATAAGCATCCTACCGAGACTTACACCCAAACCGACTGACGCCGGAATCGCTTCCGCGCCGGGATGAAGGAATTCATAAGCATGGAGCCACGGCGGAACAGTCGGGGCTTTCCCAGCCTTCCGCATTTCGTTGAATCCTTGCTCAATAGCCCGTTCCTTCTCGTTTTCCAGAGCCCCCCAGCGCTGGTTGAATTCTCGGACACCAGGCTCCCCATTTCTTTCGAGAACATTGTCAATCTCATTGCGGATTGCTTTCGCCGCCGCATTCCGAACGGCTACATCCTTGGGGCCGTATGGTTCGGATCTCTTCCCGCGAAGATCGTTGTTCAATTCCCGCAGAAAATCGTCGAGTTGACCAAGACTGCGAGGTTTTGCCAGCACATCGCTAATCCACGTTTTTGCCTTAGCTGTTTCTCCCGGATTTGCGTCCGTTGCCTCTGTAGGAAGCGACTTACTGGCTTCGGCTGCGATTCCCTGGACATTGGTTGGCTCATTTTCCCACCGCTGAATCTGTGGTTTGTGAGCCTCGTTCCAAATCTTGTCCTGATAATCGTCAATGTTATTAGCAAATTCGTGAAAGCGTTCGGGACCGCTGGCTTTTACTGGAGTCTGTCTCTGAATTGTTGCAAGGTCATTTTGCGCGATCTTATCAGCCGCCATGCCTTCGGCAGCCCGCACTCCACCTCTGCCAGTTGGCCGGTCTAGCGCTGCGGTGACGTTGGCAATACCCCGCTCTGGAGACGAACGCCAGTCGGCCACCTTCCCGGCGATGGCCCCCATACCATTCCCGATGAGCGGGGGCACCGTAGCATAGGTCGCCAATTCTGCCGCTGGCCCAACGGTGCCAGTCGCAGCCTTTTCGGTGGCCCCGGATACTAATGGCCCGACTGCCGGAACGGCAGCGGCTAGGCCATGCCCGATAGCCTCAGAATATCGGCCTTCCTTGCCCAGTTCATAGGCTCGCTTACCCTCTTCAATCTGTGGGCGGATCAAACCAGCAGCAGGTCCGAGCGGAGTCAATATCTTGCCAGTTAGGTCGCTGGTGTCGGGCGGCGTTATCGCCATGCTCAACAGGCCCTTGGCTGCCGAACCGATTCCGCCAATAGCCTGCCGTGCCAGCGCGTGACCAAATCCCTCACCGGGCGCGATAGTGGATTGGACAGGCTCATTCCCAACCGTCAGTGGAGCGGAGTATTCCCCCGACCAAATGCTCGGCACCTTCGGCTCCGCCGCAGCGATTTGCTCCTTGGTCTGTTTCGGAACAAAACTTCCAGAAAAGTCCAAACCGCCGCTCGCCATTCCTGGAGGCGCTTCTTTTGGAACGAATGCCGAAGAAAAATCAAGTTCTGGCATTTATGGAACCGTTGAGAACCCTTGCGCTTTCGCACCGGCTTCGATTTGCTCTCGCGTGGCCTTTGGGTTAGCTTTCATTGCCGCTGAAATGCTAATTGCATGGGTATCAGGTTTTGGCTTCTCTTCTGCCGGAGTTCCTTTGTTAATCCCTTGTAGTTTCCTGGTCAGGTCGGTATAAATCTTCCGATGTTCTTTTGGATCGTCTGACTCGGTTAGCGCCTGTTGAGCATCGGAGATTGTTTCGAGCCGTTGGGTGTTTCGCTGGCTCACAACATCGAAAAGATCGCGGGTTTGCTTTCTCTGATCCGGAGTAAGCGCAAAGCCTTTGTTCGGGTCTGCCCGCCATGCGTCGAGCTTCGCCTTGATGGATTGCCACTGCGTTCTGCCCCCAACGATGCGGGAGATTTCGGCCTCGTTCATGCGAACGCCGGAGCCTTGCCCGCCAGCCATTACCGAGAGTAATTCAGGCGCTACCAGAGCATCGGCCTGCGGCGTTCCCTGATCCAACGTATCTCCGATTCGGGAAAGCCTGTCGGCCCGTGCCATCGGGTCTTTTGCAATGTCGGCAATGCGAGTTGAGTTGAACTGATAGCTACGATCCGAGCGGGATTGGTCGCGCGCTGTTGTGTCTTTCGGCTCACGCTTCTCGGTCTGCAATGCCGTCCTGATCGTATCCCGGTTCTCTGGCGTGTCAGGAAGCCCTTTACCTGCAAGCCGGTCGCTAATTGCCTTCTCTTCCTCGTTAGCAGTCAGCGGCTTCGGCTTCGCCGCCGCCATCATATCCTTTTCGTCCTGGGTGAGGTTCTGGCTGTTCGGCCCTAGGAGGTTTCCGGCGGCATCGCGGAAGCCGATTATTGAGCCTTCCTTATCGAATAGTGGCTCATTCTTTCCGGGCACGGCCTCTTTCGGCTTCTCAGTTGCCGCCTCGTACTGTTTCACCCGAGGCTCAAGCAGCGCGGCCTTGGCTGTATCTCCTGTTGCCAGCGCATCGGAGTATGCCTTGAGCACATCCTGCTGTTCGGGAGTTGTGGCTTCCCGCTGAAGTTTTTTGATCTCCTCCAAGCGCAATTGAGTCTCGGCATTTACTGAACCTGTTTCAGCGCCGAGATGCGCGGTCTCCGCTGCGGTCTTTCCCAGTCCAGCCTCTCGCGTCTCTTCGCGCTCCTTGAACTGGCGTGTGCCGGGAATTTCTGGGGCCAATTTTGGGTCTGCAAAGATTGCTGCTCCGGTTCCAATCTTTCCAAGAACATGACCAATGGTTCCAAGCGTTGATCGTCCTGCCGGAGCCATCCCTGACACCGTTGGAGCCGTCAGGTCCGAATCGCTGAGAACTGGTTTGGTTGATATTGCCCCGAGCGTAGGGCGTGTCAGTGGAACGGCGGTCTGATCGTCTTGCTGTTGCCCAGGAAGCCCAACGCGGCCAAAGTTTCTAAGTGCCGGATTCCCGCCGAGCGTAGGTCCTGCCGTTGGCATGACCGGCGCGTTGCCAGCGTTGTTGGCCCGTGACATCGCTCCGTTGAACTCCTCGGGGGTCAGATTGCCCAAGAGGCCCAGGATGCCATCAGCGGCGGTCATTGGAAGGCCGAGTTTTACTGAGTCGTTTGCCATTTTAACCGCCCCCACCTGTTGCTCCAAGGATGCCTTTGGCCACATTTCCGCCAATCCCAACAACATCGCCAAATTGCTTCATCCAACCAGCCCAAGGGTCGCTCTGGGTTGCGGCCATTTCGGTTTTGATGTCCTCCGGCACCAGCCCCGCCTCGGCGGTCTGCGCCCCAATATCCTCGCCCAAGATGCCCGATAGACTCCGGTTTGCCATTTCCTGCTGGCTCTCTTTTAACTTGGCGTTATTCGCCAAAATTGACTGCAAAGCTCCCCCAGTGGCCCGTGCCCCCTCGCCAGCCGATGCCACATCAGTTGCCCCGAGCCCCGCTGCGTTCCCTGTCCGCATGGCCCTGAGTCGAGACCTCTCCTGGGCTGCTCCGGTTGCTCCCGCTCCGGTCTGTTCAGCCGCTGTTTCCATTTCGCTCAGGCCGAATGGGCCGTAGCCAGGCGTGTTGCCAGCCGCGTAGGATTCGAGCCTTGGCACGATGCTGCCCTGAATACCCGCTGCCTGCGCCCCATAGCCCGCTGCCGTGCCCGCAGCGGTTGATTCGGCCTGCTGAGCCTGCTGGGTAAGCGCGCGGTCACAGAGCGCCAGAGGGCCGGAATAGAGGTAAAACGAGTCGAAAAGAACTTTTCCGGTCTCGATGTCCCAGGTTGTTTTAGTGTGAATCTTCATAGCAGCGCCATTGTTCCCCAATTCTTGATTGTGGCTATTTCAGGGTGACCTTTGGCATATTCGAGGTGGACACGGGTTCTTCTTGATGACAAAAGCTTCTTTCTATAAGTCTGGTAATGGCCTCAAATTGACCCGCATACATGTTGTCACACTTTCTCAAAATGATGGATAAACAGTCTTTCCCCAAATGGTTTCGCTAATTCATCAAACCGCTTGATTGCCTCCGAAGATTGATACAGGAAATCGTCTTCCGTTATATCGTATGAGAAAAATAGAATTCTTGGAGATATTGTCCGGTCATGTGCGCTTGGATATTCTTCCGCCTTGAAACCAAAGTTTATCACGGCAGATATTTGGCGAGCAGTGTAGCCATCTGCGTTTGCCCCTTCGGTCAAAATAGGTTCAGGCACCGAATACACTTCACCACCAAAATCAAAGAACTCAAGGTGACGGCGAAGCATGAAATCATCGGAACAGACCATCCAAATGGGTGGCGGCCAGCTTCGTTCTTTTATTTCAGTTTCCACGATGCCCCCATTCTAACAGCCTGGAGAAGCACCTCCAAGCTGTAAATCCTCATTTTAGCACCACCGTCCAATTTCTCCACGGCGACGGTCTCCATCCGAGCTTTTCAATGACCCGTGCAAAACATTTGGCAATCTTTTCTGGAATCCAACAGCTAACCTCTTCGAGTCCGAGTTGTGTGGCTTCCCTACTACACTCACCGTGGAGGATTTTAGCACTTCTGGCCTTTTCCAGCGAAGAAATCTCTGGATTGAGCCATAAAAAAGCTTCCCCGACCAATTTAACCGTTGCCATGCCCAGAATCCTGCCGTTTTCGTCACAAACAGCCTTTTTGACACAGAATAGTGGCCCAAAAGACTCGGGAAGTTGGTAGCCAACCTGCATTTGGGCATGAAAATGCGCGAGTTTCGGCATATCTTCCGGCTGCCAGTCGCGGATTGTCAATTTCTGGCCCATTTCACATTCCGGTCACAAGGAACGCGGGATTCGGCGTGCATCCCATGTCAATCCTGAGCAAATTCCAGTTCGCACAGCTTTGACCGACCGAGGTAATCTGAAAAAACGCCCGATTGGCAACCACGTTCAGCGGCACATTCACATCGCCCAGCGCCGGGTCCGCGAGCGTAAACGGCGCTTGCTCGAACGGATATGGCGTGTCGAGTGTTTCGGGCAGCATTGTAATCGCAACCTGCCCCGATCCTTCCATGTTCACCAGCGCGTAGGGGTAGAGCGCCATCGCCAGCCCCAATTGCAGCCGTTCGCGGTCTTGCGAGTCGGCAAACGCATAGGTGACGTAGTTCGACAGGATGCAGCAGCCGTTGTCGGTTGTCGCAGCCGAATCGAGTTTTGATATGCCAGCCATCTACTGTTTCTTTTGTTCCGGCGGTCCCTGGTTTTTCTTCGCATCCTGCGAAGGGCAGTGGCCTCATTTCTTTTTGACAATTTTCATTATGGCCCGAAGAACTCCGCTTTGAATTGACCGCCCGAATAGCTTGAGCCGTCGAGCAGCGAGGTAATGACGAAATGGAACGTGAATTTCTGCGGCCAGCTCTGGCATGTCGCCGTGACCGTAATTGGCTCGTAGCCGCATCCTGCCGAGATGATCGAACCGGAATCCGGGGCGCATGTTAGCGTGCCCGCCCCGGAATCCTGCACCAGCTCGAAGATTGAAAGGCCAAGAGACGGCGCAGTGATGATGTAGCACTTAATCTCGAGAACCAAAGTCGTCATATAATAGCCGGGAAGCGTGTAGATCGGCCACGAGGCCCGGCCCATTGGAACCGATCCGATATTAAATTCGGGATCAAAGTTGAAACCGCCCCATGCCTGATATTCGCCCACGGCCTGATAGATTCCAATGACCTGAGTGCCTAATGTTGGGGCTACCGCGTAGGTAACGCTGATTGAGCCGGTGGTGTAATTGATCGTCCCGGCGGTCACTCCCGTTCCAACGATGTGCCCGGAACCATCATCATGGGCATACACGGTCCCGGAGATAACCTGGATTGAGCCGGCGCTGACCGGCGTGCTTGCAAGGCTCCCGGTAAATGTTTTGGTTCCCCCATCGCCAACTCCAAGACTCTGCGCGGATAAAGTCGGATTGATGGAAAGCTGGCCGAACGGAACGGGGATAGAGATGCTGTGCGTGTTACTGGCAAGATCGGTGCCCTTCAAGGTCGGCAAATAGATAGACGGGAAAGCGCTTGGAGCGAAATTGCAGGCCGCTCGCATCCAAAGGCTTGTGCTGGTAGTCGAGTAAATCGCACCTTCGCCCGCCGCAGGGTATGCCAGCGAGCCAAATCCGCCCTCGACAGTCGCTGGAAACACGGCTGACCAGTCGGGCCAGGAAAGCGTCACGGTCCCGGTATATCCGTCGAGGAAACTGACGGTCACGGTGTACTTATAGGCTCCGTTTATTGCATTGCCCGTGTAGGAAAGGGTTTGGTTTTGCTGCGGGAAGTCAAACAGCGCCGTAATCTGGAATGTTTCCGTTGCCGCGTTCACGGTAAACGGCGATTCAGAGGAACCGCCGCAGCCCGGCGGCGGATTGTAAACGGTCAGTTCCAGGGTTGCCGCGCTTGCAACGTCAGTGCTGAGAATCGTGACGAGCAGTTGGGTGCTGCTGACGTAGGTCGTCACCCGTGGCGAGCCGCCAACTTCCACAACCGAAGATGGAAAGAAATTGCTGCCCGTCACCAGCACCGTAAAGTTGACTGCGATTCCAGCCAAGACCGATGAGGGCGTTAGCGTACTGATTGCCGGGACGCCGCCTTCACACGAAATCGAAAGCGTTGCGGCTGGACAGCTCCAGTAGCCGGTATCGGGATTGTAAATTGAGATTTCCGCTGTTCCAGAATCCGCAACGTAACTGGCCGGAACTTCTCCGGTAAGCTGGCTGGGGCTGTCATAGACGGTAAACAACGGCGTCGTATTCCAATAGACCACCATGCTTGAAGTGAAATTCGATCCCGTGACCGTCAGGTTAAAGTTGCCACTTCCAGGTATCACGTTTGTCGGGCTGATGGAAAGCTCCGGGGGCTCGCCCTGGCCAAACCAAACCTCTTCGCTGCCATCCGATCTTTCGATGAGCGATGCGCAAGCAGCCGGAATCTGCCACGGGGACCACTTGCGTTTCATGTCATGGAACAGCAGCATTCCGGTAAAGGCCGAAGGGTAGATTGCATGACCGTTGGCAATTTCCGCGCCCGTCATCATTCCGAGGTATCGGCACATCAGGATCACGTTCGGAGTGGTTGGAGCCGCATTGAGCGGCGCATTGGGAAGCCACTGGTTCGGCGTCGGCAACGGCAGTCCGACAAGAATCCTCTGGTTGTCCAGATCGTTCAGCATCCATACCGTGCTGTCGGACGGTTTGTAGCGGGCATCCCAAATCGGCTGAATTTCCTGGCTGATCTTGATGTGGTTGCCGCCGTCAAAGATGTAAACCCCGTTCTGATCGGCAACGCCCATATACTCTTCCCCGACGAAGTTAGCCAGCGGCCCGAGGGAACCTACCGCGTTCGAGATTTCATCCACTACCCATGAATCCGGCTCGCCGGAGGCGCTTTGGATTGGAGAGAATGTCCGGCTCTTGGTGGTGATGAAATACTTGTTGATAAATACAAAGTGGTTGGTTTGCGGCTGTGAACTCAGGATAGAGGTATCAATCGCTCCGGTCACGCCGTCAATCGCTTCCGTATTTTCCGCGTAACTCGCCGCCACCTGCAAGGTGTAAACCGGCTGGTTTGCCGCAAATACTTCGATGCGATCCACGGTCACATTATCCAGATTCGCAAGATTCAGCGGATAGACCCGCAAGAGCAGATCGGCAGGAACGGCATCCCACAGCGGATTATTCAGCGGAACAATGAACTCCTGAAGTGTGGTGGGCATGGACGACATCGGAATAACCGCCTGCCATCCGGCGGAAACCGCAGTCGCCGGGTTGCTTTCCGCGACCCCGTTTGGATTGACCAGCGTCAAGGTAAGGGCCGTGGATGCCACGCACAGCGCGTTGACGATATTGTTCCCAGGATTGGTTGCAAATCCCGATACCGTGAAATATAAACCGGCGAAGGCATTGGAGGCTCCGCCCGTGATCGTGCCAGAATAAACCGTGTCGCCGCCGGATGCGTTAGCGGCTGCGGTGAGCGTGAAATCGTAGACCGTGGCGCTTGGGGAATAAAACTCAATGACCAGGAAGCCGCTCGCAAGCCCCGCCGAGTTGGCCGCTGTCACCCGAATCGAGTAGGCGGTGTTCGGCTGAACGATTGGTGAATTCAGGTTCGGAACTTCATAAGCAACCTGGCTGAGACTTGCAATCGAGGCCAATACCGTTCCAACCGAATTGATTGTTGAGCCCGAGGTGTTATTGATGAACAGCGATTCCCCGAACACCTGAGAATAAATAAGGCTCACGTAGGTTGCGAGGCTCGATGAGATTGTCCAGCCGGTTGGCAGCAACGCCAGATGGCCCCCGTCAAACGTCAGGTTCACAAATTGATCGTTCTTCGTTCGCTCGCCCAAGTAGAAGCAGCGCCCAGCCCATTGAACGACCTTGACGCACTCGCCCAATTCCCGCTGCTGTTGAAGATTGTTCCCGGCAACCGAGATATTTTCAGAAGCCGCGATCACGGCATCCGAGAGATTGATCGGATTTGGGAAGCTCGTTTGCACGTTATCATCGAGCACCGTTTTGTTGAACGTGGTGGTCACGCCCAAGGCCGCAACCGAACCGAGCACCACTACATCGTCCGGCACCCAGAAATAAGGGCCGCCAACCCCGGCATTTGCCAGCGTAATAGCCACGATCCGCGCAATGACGTTGGGAGGGCCAACCGCGAGATTAAACGGTGTGACGTATCCGCTCCCCCCGTTGGTATAGAAGCTCACGGGAGGCGATGCTGGCGTTATATAGCCGTCTCTGGTGAGAAACAAAGTTACGGCCCATCGCTGGCCCGCCGCAACAAACGAATTGGTTGGCACCAGAACATCGCCGCCCGTGGCATTGCCGTAGATCGGATTTGTTCCCGGCGTTCCGGTTCCAAGCGTGATTGTTCCTGGGTCAATAATCAGCGCCGTGCCCGAGCCGGTAACAGCCTGTCCATCCTCGGAAGCCGAGCCAATATCGGGAGATGTGATAGCAACGGTAAAACTGGTCGAATTTGCCAAAAGGACTTGCTGATTGGCGACGTTGAAAATGCCGTTGCCGTTCGTGGTGTTAAAGACCGTTGCGAGAACTGTAGTGCCGCTGGCCTGCTTGGTCCAAACAACGGTGTTGTCGGTCTGCGGAGAAGAGCCGAAACCAGGAATCGAGCCGCCGCTGGTCCCCGGCGTCGTCACCTGCCAGACCGTTCCATCGCCCGCGTTCGGATCAACGATCTGCGCGGCCATCGGGTAGATGAAATCGGGCTGCCAGCCCGGAGCTTCGCCAGACTGAAGAACATAATCATACGTGGCAACGTCTGTGCTCAATGAAGTTGCCGAAATCGAGAGCTGGCCTTCGGTCGGCGTCTCGGCAATCTTCCAGGGAGTATTCCACTGCGCGACTGACGCGCCCTGGACGGTGATTGTCGCGCCCACAACCGCGTCCTGCTGCGGAATCGGGTTGGTAAGCTGGATAAGTGCCTGAGTCCGCTGATAGGTCCCTATCGTTGAGGTCCCGCGCACGAAGTCGCTGTTGGCAACGTAGGCCGTGACGCCGAAATACTGGTGCGTTCCGTTGCTGTCGGCAAATTGCCCGATAGAGGTCACGGCATACGTTCCGTTCGGGTTCTGGCCTTCCAAAAGCCCAATGCCGGTCACATAAACCAGGACGCCAATGCTCAAGTCAGAGGCAAAAGCGGTATCGCCGCCAGCGCCCATGAAATAGAGATTCGCGCTGGGCGGCGGCGCGTTTGTTGTATTCAGCGCCGAGCCCCAGACCAGCGTTGTGATGTTGTGCGTCGAATAAATCTCGGTGATTGCCGAAATGGGGTAATTCGCGGAGGCCACGGTCATAGACGGTCCCTGTCCTGGACCGACCTGGGAGATTCGATCGAGGTTCACACCGTCATACTGGCGCGGCTGATCGGTTCCCTGCGCGAAATTCGATAACGCGATGTATTCGCGGCTGTTGACCGTCTCGGAGAGTGCTCTGGCATTGTTCAGGATCGGAGAATAAAAGCTGGTAAAGATGCCTGGATCATTGAGGTTTTCATGGTAAAGCGTCGTGCCGCCATCTTCCATCAATGTCAGATTGAGCGGCCCGAGAACCTGAGTGCTTTTCAGATATTCGACCGGGTATGCGGCGAGAGTGGGTGTGAAGCTCGTAACCGGATCGCTTAAACCTGGGCGTGTTCCGACGCCTGCAATCTGGAAATCCACATCCCAATTTTGCGGGGAGGATCCGGGAGGAAGATTACGCGCCTCCGTCATAAGATAGAGGCCGCCAAACTTGTTCAGAAGGATTTCACGGTAGCCGGCCAGTGTAAACATCTATCCCCAGCCGCTTCCTATCAAGTCGCCCCTTCCGTCGCCAAACGGACGGCGCGAGAAGTGGGACCATTGCTGCGATTTGATATACCGATTTGCCATCTTGAGCATCGCCTTTTCGTATCGCGCGTCCAGTTTTTCAGCTTCTCCGTTCGGAAGCCGGGGGGATGCAAAAATGTAGGCCATCTTGTATGAGAGCGCTTCCATGCAATCGAGGAACGGAATCAACGTAGTTGAAAATAAATCTGGACTCAGGCTTTCAGAGTATTGCGGACAGCCCCCGGTATATCGCAGTTCGATGTCGCAAGTATTCTGCGACCCGTTGAACCAAATCGCGTCCTGCCGCCAGGTCCACCAGCCGAGCAAATAGTTCTGATAGACCGAAGGCAGATCGGTTGGCGAGTTCGGAACATTTGTAAAAACGGTCCCGGAATTGGTGATTCGCTGCTTAATTTCAATCGGCACCAGCAAATCGGGAGGCAGAACCGGAGAGACGTGGAGAACGCCCCCATCCCAATAGCCATTGAAGGACAGGTAGACTTGAACGGTTGGATCGGGAATTCCTAGGCCCATCGGCCCGTTGACAGGCGTGATGCCGTTGACGATGAAAACAACTTCGCGGGTTGAGGGCAGCCCGTAATTCTCAAGGTCGCGCTGGAGGGATTGCAGTGCGATATTCAGGATTGGGACCGTTTCGTTGACCGGATAGGTGTCAGTGTAGACGCGAGTGCCGTTGGCCGCAGCCGTAAACGACTCGTTGACATGAACGCGCACGCTCGCATTGACCTGAGCGATGCTTGGGTACAAACCAACGGTCGGCGCTGTAATCGGCATTGCTGATCCTCACCGCATCTATCCCTCTTCGCAGCCTTACCGGACTGGCCCTGCGCCGCCGGGAGGCATTGCGCCAGTGTTTCCGAACTCGCGCCGGGAGAGTGGCGACCGCTGTTGAGTCTTTCTCCACCGATTTGCCATGCCCTGTACGGCATATTCGTAGTTGGCCTGCAACTCCTGTGCCCTGGTATCGCCAGCCGGAAGCCGAGGACGGCAGAAGATATAGGCGCAGCGATAGGACATTGCCTCCGTGGAATCGAGGAACGGAATCAACGTAGTGCCGTAGTTGCTAACGCTCAAAGATGTCGGAAACGGCGATACTCCGCCAGCGTAGCGCAGCTCAATATCCATGTTGACCAGAGCGCCATTGAAATTCAGCTTATCGGTCCTCCATTCCCATCCACCAAGCCCTTGAGCAGTCTGGAGATTTGACGCCAAGCCGTCCGGCGCTTCTGCAACTGTCTGAAAAATCGCCGCATTCCCTGTCGAACCGCTGATTCGCTGCTGGACCTTCAAGGGCACCAAAAGATCGGGTGGCAGAATCGGATTCTCATGCAACACGCTGCCATCCCAGTAACCGTTGAACGAAAGATAAACCTGGACGCTGGGATCGGCAACCGCGAGCCCGAGCGGACCATTGACCGGCGTAATCGCGTTCGTTACCGCCGTGGCTGTCGCTGCTTTGCTTTCCAGGACTCCATTAGGATTAGCCAGTGTCAGGAGCAGAGCGGTAGAAGCGACACACAAGGCGGTTGCGACGTTGTTTCCCGCGTTCGCAAACCCGGCGATTGTGAAATACTGTCCCACAAGGGCGTTCGATCCGCCGCCGGTGATCGTCCCTGCATACGCCGTATTGCCGCCGACCGCCGCCGCCGCGCCGGTCAATGTCAGTGTTGCCGGAGTAACCGGCGAGGCAATGATGAACGTGACTTCCTGGGTAGTCGGGACGCCTTCAGTCTCCAAATCTCTCTGAAGGTGTTGCATCGCCTGATTGATGATCGTGATATTCGGCGTCCACGTGTCAACGTAGACTCGGCCTTCTCCGGTGACATTATTTACCCCGGCAAACGTATCGTTGACCAGCACTCTCACCGCTTTATTTACATCCTCTATGCTTGGGTAGAGGCCGTTAATCGGGATTGGAAAGGCCATCGGCTCTCCTCGCGGTTATTTGCGTCCAGGCGGTGGCATCGGAGCGACGGCTTTTGGCGGCTGTGTCACTGTAGCCGGTTCCGGGAGCGGCGCAGCAGATTCAGCCTGGACTTTCGCCGCTGCTTGGGCGACAAGCTCCGCCCCGACAACTCCGGCGTCGGCAGGCACGGCTGGAGTTATTACTGGTTCTGGAGGCGGCGAATCAATTACGGCGATGGTTTTTTTCTTCATCGCCTGAATCGCGCCACTGGCGATTTTGCGGCAATCCGGGCACAGATCAATTTCTTCCTCCGGGGAGGCTTGCGGCTGTGGAGCGCCAACCTTGACCAGACGATAAGAAGAAGAATTACCGCCGCCGCAGTGATCGCAGAATGGGGCTGGCTTCATTGTCGCTCCTTACGCGGTCGCTCTTACTACAATCCGTTCCCGCAATCGTCTGGCCTGTGCCGCAATTCTCTGTTGCATTTGCGCCCGCTTGTTTAGCTCCGAGCATGTCTGCGGATTCGGATGAAACACGACGGTTTCCTGCTTTACCCTCACATGCTGTTCATCGTCGGCATCGAAATAGGGAAGGTCTCTCAGGACCACCTTCCCCTCGCCAGCGGGAACCAGGAAGCCGCAACGCTCGCAGGCTTTTGGCTTCGCGTTGGTCGCTTCGGCCATCCTTACCGCAGCTTTCCTACCGGCGGCCGCAGCGGGCCGCTTGCCAGCGGCTCCGGTGCTGGCGGCTCCGGCTCCTCTTTCCACCAACGTTGATCCTCGGGTACTTCCGCCTTGGTCTTTACCCCGGCTGAGACTGCGCGTTTCCAGTCGAGTACACAGACGCCGCCGACCGCAGACGGATGGTAAGCGATTCCAGGATTCACCGGCTCGCCGCAATTCGGGCACGCTTCCTGGACCGCCGTGCGAACGTGCCACGATGAATTCATGTGCAGGTATTCTGCGGCAAGATGATGCTCCGCTCCAATCTCGCGTCTGGTTTTCGGGTCGCCAGCCAGCTCTTCGGCCTGTTCGACCAGCAAACGGTAGTGGCGCTCCATCAGCGTCCTGGATCGCGCCAGTTCCTCCGGGGTTGGAACCTCGTTCCGGCTCCAGAACACTCCCCGGCGCGAAAGATCGTCTCCGCCGCCGTGCAGCAAATCCATTTCCGGGTTGCTCACTTCGGTCCACATCTGGTTTCCGAGGTTCGCCGGATTGATGAGGTCGGTTGCCCAGCGTTCGCCGGAAATAGACATCAGGCTCGTTTGCCCGGTTCCAACGTCCTTGACCTTGTAGTTGATTGTGTCCCGAACCCGTGCCGCCAGAACGTAGGGCTGTCCTGCGGGGCACGCCCGGAGGGTGATGTTCGGGAAGTCCGGCGGCCGGTGGCGAACGAAGGTGCGCGTCGAAATGTTGAAAACGTAGAGCCAGTAGTCGGGTTCCCGGTTGTAGTTCCGATCCTGGCCGATCACCATAGCGGCGGCCAGAGTCTCGTCCCGGTCAAGCCGGTTTTGCTGATTCATTATCGAGCTGACCGACTCGCCATAATTGGCGGCGGTGGCTGTTTCAAGATATGGCAATCGCTCCTCCTAAATCCGGCAGAATAATTTTGCCCTGCGGCGGACCTTGCACGAGCCCGCCGCGCGGGAAACGGCTGGCCTGTTTCTGAATCCGGCTCAGGTTGCGTTCGAGCAGATCGAGTTTCTGCTTGACCACCGAATTGCAATTTGCCTGGCCGAAAAACGATGTGGCGTCAATGAACGCTGGCGCTCCGTCCGCAATCATCTCAACGATCTGTTTATTCTGTTCGGCTTTCATCCGGTCGAATTCATCTTTGAGGTAGTGGTAGCGTTTCTGAGGAGAATCGTGCCGATGGTTGCAAATCACCCACAGATGAAGCTCCAGAACCTTCTTGTTCAGAACCTCCGAATCGAGCCTCATCGGTTCGTTGCCGTTCCGAAAGACCTGAATCGGCAGATACATACCCTCGCGGGGATACGGCCCAAGGTAACTCTCCCATTCCCGCTCTCTGCCGAATTCCTCCGGGCTGGTCCATTCGGCCAGACACCAGAAGTTAAGATAAGCGGCCATGAACGCATGGGGCATCAGGAACCGCTCCGGCCCTATGGCCTTGCGCGGAACCGGATCACTGCCCCAGTGCAACAGGAAATTGGGTTCCCCGTGTTCGTTCAGGCCGCCCAGCCTCGTGAGGAGATCGGCGTAGTCCTTCGGCGTCTGCAAGTCGGCTCCTTACTGGCCCAAGGATTCGATGATCGGAATTAACTGGACGGCAGGGCCGGGAGCCGGTGAGCCTCCGGCAGCCGTAACCGCCGTGCTGATCTGGATTGCCGTTCCTGCCGCAGCCCGGAACACGATATTCCCAAACCCAGTTCCATAGGCCGCTTCGTAGAGCAGCACCGGCCCCAGCGTGCCGTTGTAGGTATTGCCAGAGTCGGTCCAAAACGTCGCCAGCGTCACGGTCGTGGCTGAGGCCGCGTTCGGATCGGTGAAAATGAGACTGACAACAAACTTCGCGGGCGTGCTGCTGCAACCCGTCCCGATAGTCGTCAGACTGGCTGAAATGCTCACCCGATAGGTTCCCGTCTGCGGAACCGTAATCAGCGTGGTGGCTGATAACGCCCCAGTCGCCGGTGCCAGCGGAAGATTGTAAATGATCGGGTCGAATTGGTCTCCGGGGTTCGATCCCGGCACTGTTACGTTCGGAAGTCCTGGCATGGAAAACTCCTTTTTAGGTCACTACAGAGGTTCGGTCATATTGGGCGAGGTAGGCAAGCGCCTTGGCTAGCCTGTCGCTTTCGACAAAAGCCAACGCTGTGTTGCAATTGGCGCACAGAAGCCCTCGGGTGCATTTGCCGCATGATCTCCTACCTGAACAGCAATGATGGTCATGGTCCACAGCGAGCCGATAGTTTTTACCAGACCCCTGATGGACATTTGTTTCAACATTTCCACAGATAGCGCAACGACCATTTTGTGCGCTGAGTTTCGCATCGTACTCTTCTGGTGTAAGCGACGATTGCCGATTGAGGTTTGCTCTCCACTGATACTCCCGCAAAACTGGGAGATTTTCAGCTTTAAGTTTCTCGTGATTGCGCTTGGCCCATTTCTTGAGCTTGTCCTTGTTTCGGGCGCTCCAGCCACGGTGATAAGCATTCCAGCAATCCCGGCAAAGCGTCCCGTGTCTCCAATTGGTCTTTGGCTCATGTTCTTTACCGCATTTTGAACAAATCTTTTTCATGGCATCCTCCGTATAAACAAACATAACACGGAGGAACCACGAAAAAACAGCTAAACCTAAATCGTTGGCTGCGTTGCACCTGAAACGATCACGCCAGCACGAACGTTGCTGTTAATTAAGTTGCAAGCTGTTACGTAGACGAACATGGTGCTGCTCAGATACGATCCGCCAGCGGTTCCGAGGTCGGGCACCGGGGCAATCGTGATGCCTCCGCCGAAGTCGTACAGTTCGAGCGGAACCATCTCGCCCAGATACCAGGTGCTCATCGTGAACAGGTCGAGCCGTCCGGGCAGCGCATTGTACCCGACAGTCAGCGGATAGCCGCCAAACTCGGTCGGGAATCCGGCTGGGGTCATGTCCGGCGCATTAGCCGCCGATTTCCCCATCGAATCCATGCGCGAGGTCAGGACTTGCAGGTACAGGTTCCCAATCTGGAATGCCTGATCGGGTCCGCAATACCACATGACCTTCTTGATTGATGCGTTATCCGGCCCCAAAGCGCGGCCCAAGAGCACTTGTGCTCTCCACGGTGTTGAGGTCGAGATCGGAGCGTTGTTGAGATTGATGATTGGAGTGGTCAAACGTCCCGGATAGGTTGCCCGGTTCAGACCGCCGATAACTCCGGTGTTGGAGTTGACCTGCCAGGCCCGCAGACCCAGGATGGAACCGCCAGCGGTTCCCGGAGCGCCCTGGACAATCAGGAGATCGCCCGTGGCGGTGCCAGCCGGAAGCGCTTGCTGGGAATAAATCGTTTGAGACACCGCATCAACGAAGCTGATGGTGAACGTCCCGCGATTCGTTCCGCTCAACTGGTTCCACACCTGTACGGTCTGCTGGTCCGTAAACTGGAAGGCGTTATTGAGGCCGACAATCGAGGAGAATGACGGCCCGGCTCCGCCCGTTCCATTGTTGATCGTCGCGGTGGTTGGGATGGTGTCCAAGGTCCCGGAGCCGTCGCCTTGGAACAGAGCTTCCAATCCCTGAGTGGCCTGGTCGAAGGTGTTCTTCAATTCCTGGGCTTGGACGTTGAACAGCCCGCGCTTTTGGCCTTCGGTGGCCTGCCGTGCGAGCCAAGAGATTTCGCAGGGGGCGTAAATCACCACGGGCGAGACCGCAAAGCCTGCCCATTGTGAGCCGGTCCCGCGATACAGGGAGTCGGCGTTCCCGGTTCCCTGGATGATTGCTCCTCCGGCCTGCATCCGCATCGGGATTCGCAGGGAGGGGCGCTGAACGCCGCCGGCAGCCGTCACGTTGGAAATGGGAATGGTGACGGCATCTTTCTTGAATTTTCCGTAAAGGGTTGTGTTGTGCTGAACGAGGTCGGGGATTTTCTTAGCGAATGCTTCCAATTCTATCGCTTGGACGGCCGATTCTAACAAGGGAGCTGCCATGTGTCATAAGCACCTCAAAGTTACTCGCCTGGGCCGTTTGATGCGCGGCTACGCCATTTCTCCGAGGCGGATTAAGATTGGGTGATGGCAGTGGCGCTTGGCCTGTGGCTTCGCGTCCTTGGTTTAAAGACATTCTCGGTCTCCCTTCCCAATCCGAATGAAGGTTAAACCAGTCCGAAACGAAAAGTCAAGCGATTTTCGGAGAATTTTAAGGCTGTTCCTTCCAGGTAACGAACCGCCCGTTCTTTAGATAGGCTTTGTTTTGGAGGAAAAGGGTGTCTCCGGGATCCTTGGACCAATCAATATCGTCGTGTCCAGGCTTTCTGGTGATTGGCACCGGAGTCTTGCTGGCAGCAGCGGCTGGCTTCACATCGCCAGTCGGCGTTCTGGGCGCTGCGGCTGCCGGTCGCCGGGCGGCTGGTGGCTGTGCAGTTCCGTAGCGGCGGCTCCAGACGGTATTGACCGCGCTTTTGCGGGCTTGGTCAATATAGGCCTTGGCGAAGTTCACCGCCTGCTGGGTTTTGCCGGATTTGACCAGATTGCCGATGCTGTCCATGTAGAATTTGTTTCCCTGGAGGATAGTAGTCATTTCGAGCCTCACGCCCTGAACCAAATCCTTGATTCCCGCCTCGCTGATCTTCATGTCCCTGGTCAGCGGCGTAAGAGCGCCGCGAACGGTTGACCCGACATAGGAACTGACATCGCGCGTGTAGGTCTGCCAGTGAATGTTTTCCTGTTCCTCGCGCAAACGCCCCCGCTCGGTTTCCAGTTGAGCGAGTTTCGGGTCTTGATACCGGCCCTTGAAAGCCGTCTCTTCCTGTTTGAGCTTATTGAACGATGCGATAACCTGATTGAGCCGCGCCTCCGCCGATTTGTAATAGACCGGGGCGGTCGTGGCATCCCCTGCGGCGGCTTTCATGTATTCGATGGCATCGGACATTGCCTGAAGCCAGCCGTTTGTCTCGACGATTTTCAAAAACGGCCCGCGCATCGTTTCCACATAGGCGTCAGTGTCGAGCTTTTCCAGCCGGTCGAGCGCCGGAGCCACAAGTTTCTTGAACCCATCCGGCCATTGATCGGCCAGCCCGTGAATGACTCGCGGATTACCTTCCTCGGCCATGCGGTCGAATTGTTCCAGATTGGAAAGTTCCTGGCGCATCCCGGCAATCGCGTCATGGCCCCCAAGGGCCTCGATAGCCGCTTTGTCGGTTCGCGCCTCATCTACAGTCGGATAAACCCGCGAGTAAGCGTCTGCGGCATAGAACCGCTTTTCTAGCGCCTTGAGCGCTCTGGCTTGCTCGGGATGCGCCTGTTTCATTTCACGGATTGCCTTGGACAATTCGGCGGGCAGCACTTCGCCCTGTTTTTCCGCTGGAGGCTCACCCGTAGCCGGAGTTTCTTCCGCTTCCGCCTCTTCGCCATCGGGCGGAGTTTCGCCAAGCAAGTCGGGTGTGATCTCATCGCCAGTCGGCGGCTGCTCTGCGCCAGTTTCTCCCCCGGCAGGCTCACCTGCCGCATCCGGGGGCGTATCGAGCACGGCGCTAATGTCCGCCATGATCCCGGCATCCCCGCACAGGGCCACGGGACCGAAATACTCCTCGCTTGTGGAAGTCAGAATCGCTCCTGATTCAATGTCAGAAGTCACGCTCGAATAGATTCTCATTTTGTCTCCTTGAACATCTCGATAACGCACTGCACGGCAATGCGGGCGGATTTCGCGAATTCATCGCCGCATCCGCCAGTAATTGTCAATCGTCCTTCTCCGGGAACGGCGGTCGCCTCAACCAGAAGCACCATGCCGCCGCCTTCGGCAACGGCTAAACCGTTCACTGCTCCAACTGCCCCCTTGGCTTCCGGCTGTTCGCTCATTGCGCCATGCCCGGTGCCGGAGGTCTCGGCTGTGCAGCCTCAACTCCCGGAACCGGAGGACCTCCCACCTTGGAGCTTTTCCGAATCTCCGCATTGAACTCACGGGTTTGCACAACATCCTGCCCGCTGGTTTCCAATCCTGTGTCTTTCAGCGCATTAGCCATCGCATCGGGCGGAGCGTCTTTTAGATTCAAACTGATACCTTTTGGCAGGCCGGCCATTGTTGGCTTTGGTTCGATTTTCGCTTTGTGCTCGAAATAATGAAGCGTCAGGTTGGCAAAGGCTTCCTTTTCTTCCTGATTCCCGTCAGCGAGTTTGCGCCCGTCCGCGCTGTTGATCTTGTCCAGGCAGGCTTCGGCTTCAGCCTCGTGCTTGTCCGTCTCTTTTACCGGAACACTCGAAATCAACGGCGGTATGGACTGCAACTGCTGTTCCATCTGCTGAATTGTCTGCAAATCCGGCGGAGCAGCCGGGGTTCCCGCCATCTGGCTTGCCTTGATCTTGTTGGTGGCGTCGTCCAAAGCCTGTTTTGCCTGAACATAGTCGGGATTCGGAACCGGTGGCATCTTGAGCAGCAACTCAAACTCTCCCATCTGCTTTTCGTATCCGTCCCAATCCGGGTCCTCCAACCCCGGCAACTGAATTCCTTCCTCGATAGCCTTGTGCCGGACCCGAATCGAAGTCATCAGCTTTTGGCTCAGCACGTTATTCACGTCCTGGGCCAACTCCATCCATCGGCTGCGCTTTTGAATCGAGGTTTCGGGGAAATTCGCATCCGATTCCGGGTAGGCCAGCACATTGCCTTTGAGATCGGCAAGCTCGACCCGCACCTTGTTCCCCGCCGCATCGCTCCCCTCGATAGCTCCGGCGGATGCCGGACGGTTCCGCGCCGCAGCCTGCACCGCCTGCTTGAAATATCCGGCGGTCGCCATTTGAATTCTGTGCCAGGGCGTTCCCAGGCACCCGAGCGCCTGATCCCGCTGCATCATAATTCCGGCGGCGGTATCGGTGTTTGCCGGGCTTCCGAACAGAGACGGCAGGGCGTGGGAGAGCATCTGGGGAAGTTCAGAAAAAAAGAATTTGATGAACTCTCCCATGATCGGCTGTGCGGTGGGGAACGGCTCCATCCAGATCAAATCCTGGACACCTTTGCCGGGGGGAATTTCCGAGAGCAAAAACGGCAGGAAATCGCCTGGCGACGTTCCCTGCTTATTGATTGCGTTCACATCGAACGGCCCCTGTGCGACGTACCGCATGGGAACGCATTTGGTGAAGTACAGGTCCAGTAAATCAATCCAGTTGTTGAGCCGTTTCTGAATGGAAATCAGCTTTGAGCCCAGCGCCAGCCGGTTCATGCCGCTGCCGGGCAGCGCGTGGACAAGTTTCAGGTGATCGTCCATGCACTCGCGCCGCGCCTTGATGAATACGTTTCCGGCCTGAATGACCAGCGCCCCATCGGGGAATTTCTCGAAAAAACTTTCGCGCGTCTCGTTGTCGTCCACGTTCATAAAATAGCCCGGCCTTATCCACGTTCCTTGCACCGTGCAATCGCGCACCATCGAATCGCCCGTGACGTAAGAGGCTTCTAAGGCGAGCGTCGCATTGATCCGCGCAATCCGGTCTAATTCATCCTCGCCGGAGCCGGAACCTCCGGGCTTGATCTTATCCGCCTTCTCCGGGAACATGGCTTTGACCAGCGCCACGTCCAATTCTTCCGAGACCTGCGCCCACAGGCAATCCTCCAGCTTCCCGCTTTGCGCGGCGAACGGAACCTTGTGTTCCAGTTTCCCGTAAACCTTCGTCACTTCCCGGCCACGCGGACGCCCGCGTTTCTGTCCAACCGCGCTCTCGGGAGGAGTGACCGGAAACACGACAGACGGCTTGAACGTGCCATCGGCGTTCGGGGTAATGGCCGCTATCCATCCGGGCTCAACTTCCGAACCCGGCGGCACGGCGTCTCCCTGAAACATCTTGAATATCTGGCTGATTACCGAATCGTGGAGCATGAACGCTATTGGTCCCGGTTTTGATAGCCATTCCATCACCGCGTCCTGGACTCGCTGCTCGAACTGGTCTGGCGACTCGCCTCCCGCAATCGGCTCGGCGGGATGCTCCTCGAACGCCTCTTCAATATCCTCCGATCCTTTTTGAGAATCCGTGCCGGCGTCGGCCCCGATGTCGAGCGATGCCAGCCGGTCGTCAACCTCCAGCGGCGCTCCCAGCTTCTCAGCCAGTAGTTGCGCGCTGCTCAACGCTCTCTCGACGGGAGAAGAAACAACCAGCCTGATGCCTTTCTGCTTTAGCCAGTCCGCAGCCCGGTCAATCTGCCGTTCGCCTTTTTCGTTGATCTCAACCTCATCGCGGCCCCGCTCCTCGTGCATCTTGTTCCGGTCAGTCTCCCCATGCCTCACGGCATAGGCCGCCGGCTCCGGCTGCTGTTCCTCGGTCTCGGGCACCACGGGCTCCGATGCCTCCGGATCGCAGCGCCCAAACTGCTGCGCGTCAATGATATGGTCGGTGACGAGCAGTGCGCGGCCATCGGTCCAAAGGTAATCGGCCAGTTGCTCGTGAAGTTCCAGAAGATCGTTGTTGCGGGAGAAGATGCGGGAATAGCGGGTTGCGGCTTCTTTCGCCGTTATGTCGGCATCCGCGTATGGATTCGCGGGCTCAAAGCGCACGCCTGGAATATCGCGGGTCAGGGCCGCAACGATGATTTCGCCGTAACTCGCATAGATGTTGGTTTCGTTCCCGTATAGCGCATACCCGCCGCGCCCCTGTAGATAATCGGTTGCAAACGGAATGTAAATCCAGCCGCCGCCGCGCCGGGGCCATAGATACTGATAACCGCGCTTATAGAGCCGGTTTCTCCAGCAATCTTCCACCTCCCAGCGCCTGGCCGCAACGTCTATGCTTCCGATCTTGTCTACGAGGGCTTTTAATTCCCGCTCTTCGGTTTCCGACAACTCGGCGTCGGGAAACGGCGAAGCGCAGTGCGGAGCAATTTCTCCCGGCTCGAAATTCAGTTCCGGGCGCTCCTCGCTTGCGTCCTGCTTCGGGTCGGTTTCGACATCTACGGGTTGGTCTTTTGATCCGTCCATATTTGGAAGGTCAACTCGCTACATTCTTCTTTCTGTCCCTCGGAACGACCGTAATGCCTCCGCCAAGGGGGATATTTACTTCTATGGCTTTGTCGGGTACAATCTTTCCACATTGCAAGAGCGCAAATATATTCACCGACAATTGTGGCGGCAACAAAGTAAGAGCGTCCCGTAATTCCCCTACAGTTTGGTCTTTTGTAATCTTGAGCGTATAAAAGCGCCCAAGTTCAATTCCAGAAGAACTCATAAGGTTACTTTTGCGTATCGGACCCCTGCTCCTGCCGCTTTAGCGCTCACTGCGAGTCAAGCTCCAAACTCATTCTACCCGATCAGAGCATGAATCCAATCTATAAATCTTTCCAGCCGACTCCTGCCCTTAAAATGGCAGCGGCCACATTCCAGGAAGGAACGATCCCAATAACCTTCCACATGACAAATTGGGCATTCATCATCTGTGGATGTGATCAAATCGAATTGGGGCCAGTAAATTTGCGTCATCCCTGAACGTTTTTCATCCATTGCGCTTTCTTCCGCTCTTTTTCCGTGTGCTTCTCCGGGTGAGCCGTGATCTTGTCGGCGGCTTCCTCCGTCGAATCTCCCATGCGGGCCGCAATCCGGCTGAACGATCCGCGCGTTCCCTTTTCGTCCATCTTGCGCGTCGAAGCCTGAATCCACTTACTTGCCATGTTCACCTCCGGCAATCTTCGTTACCGACCGTTTCTTGCGCTCCCATTCCTCGCACCACCCGCCCGGACTGATGCTTCCATTGACGACCCGGCAACCACCAGGAGGCTGAAAGTGCTCGCACCCCCGGCACTTATCGGGGCCGTTAGAAAAGGCCGTGTACTTTACTTCGGCCTTGGAACTCTTATCCACGTTCCTTTGCCCCGATGTTCGCAGCCGACTTGCGCTTATCGCGCCCAACCACGGCATTTGCCGCCCGTACTGCCCTGCCTTCGTCTCCCGTGCTCTCTAACTCGCTGTTAGCGACGTGCTCCCAAAGCCGCTTGCGCTTCGGCGTGTCAGCCTTGTGGGTATGACGGGTTGAATCGGACGGACTCCAGGGAATTGCTCACCTCACGCTGGCGGATTATCGAGTGGAACGTGTTCCGCCGCCTCTGGCTCTTCCGTATGCCCAACCAGGGCAATGCCGTTGGGCTTGCCCGGAGGAAGTGGATCGGCTGATGGCTCTCCGGCAGGCTCGGCAACCTGTAACTGCGCCGCCGGATTATGGATGGATATAAAGTCCTGCAAGAATTGCTTGGGCTGCTTCGGATTCAGGGGAATCTCCACTTGCAGGGTCAGCACTCCGTCCGTCAGTTCCTTTTTCCCCGGTATGACGAGACCGCCATGATTGAGGCCGGAGACCTTGGCGATCATTCCAAACTTCGTCCAAAACAGCAGGCCGCCTTCCTGGATCGGATTTCCTATCGAATCGAAAAACTGGTTTGCCACAATCCTCCTTTTCAGAACGCGAAATTGGCGAGAAGTCATTTCTTTTCCGCTTCTTCCAGTCCCTTGCGAAGCAGGCCAACTATTACATCTTGGCCAATCTTGGCTGTTCCCCGCTGTAAAACCTTTTCCAATTCGTCCGCGATTGCCTGATGAAGTAAGCTAGGGAGCATGACGTGGACAATTGTTTCTAGCCGCGGAATCACTTTCTCGATTAAATACTTCTCTTCGTCTGCTTGAACAAACACATTGGCCATATTATTTCTTCCTCGCAGTGGATGTTACGCTCTTTCGCCGGGCCCTGGCAACAGGTTTTTCTTCCCGCTCCCCCATGATGCCGTCCGCAAGCCGCTCGCTTAACTCCCGCGCGTGCTCTTTTTCCTCGCCCTGAATATGGGTCAGCAGCCTCGCAATCCCAGGTTTCCCGCCCTTGCGAAACTGCGGACTGGCCTTCCCGTAAGACGCTATCGCTTCGTGTTCATCCGAGAGCAGCGCATTGAGGACCGATCTACCGCTCCTCATCCTCCACCTCCCGGTTGTCCTCCCGGTCCAGCCGCTCCTTCTCCTTCGGTCCCACGGGGAACGACCGCGCCCTGGAATGAGTCGCAATTGCCGGGGGCGGCTCCAGCGCCATGTAATGCCCCGCTACCTGATGCGCCCGGTATGCCTCGGGATGCACCGATGTTGATTCGATGCCATCCGCGTGCAGCGCCGTGTGACGCCAGCGCCCAGGCCCCTCGTTCTCAATCGTGATTTTCGTCACCATCCCGTGCGCGTTCAGGTCCGCTTCCCACATCTCCCCGCCCGGCGCACTCTCCACGTCCTGCTTGCCGCGCTCGGTCTCGGACTTATCCCGCTCAAGGCTCTCATCATACTTCCGGCCTTGTACCGGGTGTCCGAAGCGCCGACCGTCCTTGGCGACATAAGACAACGCTATGCTTCCCCCTCGACCGCCTGGGTCTGCATTATCGCTTCCCCACTTCCTCCGGCACCTGCACGCCAATGATTTTGTAGCCCATGTCAATCCTGCTATTATCTGATTCTTTTAGTGGTCTCCTCTAATTGCGTTGTTACTCCAATCCGCTCCCAATCAACCAGATCGATTGCCGACACCGGAATCCCCAGCTTCCGCGCCATGTCCTCCCGCGTCAGCGTGGCAGGATGCGGCTGCGCCCTCATGGCAACCGCGAGCTTGGCAACCGACTCCTGGAGCGAGGCTATCGTGACCTGGTGCGCCTGCACTACCTTCGTCTGCGCGTCCAGCGCCGCTTGCAGGCTATCCCGCTGCCGCTTCAACTCGGCTATCAATTCTTCGTGGTCACAGAAGATTTTCATTTGTCCTTCCATCCACAGGCTTGAGCCATCAATTCTGGCTGGTGAAATAGCGTTGCCATAACCTCGCGGAAGCGCTCGATGAACATGCGATTATTTCACTCATCCTCTAAACTCCCGCTCCCAGGGCATCACCACCGTGTTGTGAACTACTGTACCCGTGGCCTTGTGCTTCCTCCGCCATGACACTGTGGCAAACCACCTTGCTACCGGATCATCAATCTTCTCTATCTCCCGCATCGCCAACACCTCATCCGGTACCGCAGCCTTCCGCAGCCTGTAGGTCAGCACATGAGTAGCCCCGTCGAACGGATCGTCACCATCGAACTTGAGCGACTTCTCCGGGTCCATCTTGTCCCGGCAAACGCTTGGCAGCACCTCTATCAGCTTCCGGCATGACGGATCAATCACTATCTCAGGCGTGCGGTACTCCGGCGGTTGCGTTCCTGTAATCTGCGGCCCCATCAAATCATAGAGCAGCGCGGCCCTGCCCTTGGGGTCCATGCTTGCCATCTCGGGATACGGCATTCCGTTCATGCGGAAAACCTCGGCCATCTGGTCCGCAATTGTATCACTTTCCGTCCGCTTTGCAAACGCATCGTGCGAAAGGAAGATATGCTTGACCTGTGGACGCTCCTCTTGCGGCGTTCGGTCCACAATCTCTTGAGCCAGGGCCCGCGGCGATCTTCCAGACTCACAGAACTCCCGATAGTACGCCAGCTTCCGCAACGGTTCCCGGCCAGCCCTCTCAATCTCAATCTGTGAGGCCCAGTAGCACGCCGAGAGATGCGCGAAGCCCCAGTCAATCCCAATCCAGCGCGTATCCCATGCAGCAGGCCGGCACGGCGCCACATGGCGCTCAAGCGAGAAGATGTCGTAATACTGTCCCGCAAACTGGTCCATACGGCCGAGGAGCCAGCCAACCCGCATCGCCTCTGGCAGCGCATTCAGCTCCCGCCCATGCTGCGTCCGCTTGGTGAAATAGTCGAACTGCTTATCCGCATCCCAGTGGTAATAGACCTTACAGGCCGCTTCCTCCCTGGCCTTACGGGTTTCCGCAGGCCATGCGGCAAGCTCATCATCCGTCATGCCGTCAGCATGGGCCAAGTCCGTTACCAGCGGGTCTTTCGCCCACTCCCAGTTGTCCCAGCCAAAAGCCTGAATAAAGGAGTACTCGCGGGGATTCTCGATCCAACTGAACGAGCCATCGTCCTGCTCAACCGTTCGCAGTGTGTCTCGGTGCTGAATGTCTGTCTTGTACCGCTTATCGTAGAAGATACGTTTGAGGAAGCTGTGCCCGATTCCGCCAGGATTGAATGTCAGAATGAACTTGCACGCCGACGCACTGACCCCAGGCCAGCGCGTACAGCTTTTCATTGTGATCAACTCCCGCTCCGTAAACGCTTCTGCTTGGTCCACTACAAATCCCCGGTACTCCTTCCCGATCATACCCTCAACATCCCCAGGGGTTTCGGCATAGCGGAACGCAATAACGCTCTTGTTGGGCAGTAAGAGCTCCTTATCGCCAACCCTGTACCAATCCCGCATGAACGGCCACTGAGTCAATAACGGTTCGATATGATTCTCCCGCACCAGGTCATACGTTCGGCGCAGGATACACCAGCGCGTACCAGCGTTAGCAGGGTCCAGTGCCAGCAGCACAACAACGGTACGGGCCGCGTGACTGTTGTGGGTCGGAATAAACGTGCGGCCAATCAGGTATGTTCCACTTGGGTCGGCAACCGTAACACACTTCATTCCGCACGGCTCAACCCGGTAAACCGAGACGATGTAGCGGCGCTGGGTGGTGGGTCGGAAGTCTGATAGTTTCTGACGCGCTGCCTTGCGCTCCAATTGAAAACATCGGAAGCCAGCGACGAACTTAATCCCGTAACAGGCCGAGACAACCCTATCGTAAATCTTGGCCTCGCCAACCGTCTTAGTGGCCTTGATTCCGAGAGAATTTACCAACTCAAGAGTGTCGTCAATCAGCCGCTCATTAGTGTTGCTGAAACTGGCCTGCCCAAGACCCTCGACGGTGCCGTCACTATCCATCAATCCTTGCAACAGAGCAATTCTCTGTGCCTTAGACGCTCGCTTGTATTGCGGCGGGATGTGTTTATTGCGGATCAACCCGGCGCTGCGTAGGGAGGCTGTTAGCCCATCGAAACGCATTGTCAGAAACGGAGCCTTGCGAGTCGGAGAACCTTCCAATCTTGACCAAGTTGGAGGCGGCAGGAACGCGGCCACCTCGCGCATGTCGGATTCTGCCATGCCAATCAACCCAGTATGGCTCTGCCCATCGCCCAGCCATAACCCGAGCAGATATGGTTCGATTGGCAGGTCAGCAGCAGGTAGTTCCAACGGGGCAGCGACAGCTACAGAATGGTTGATCTCCCGGCCATCTTGGACGGTGAGACTCAATGCAATTTCTTCCGTGGTGCGGATTGAGCCTTCCGGCGGGTCGAGATAGGTATAAGCACGGGATTTATTGAGGGATGTAGTTACGTCTTTCAGCCACGGCTTTTGGCTATTCATTTTTGCGCGGCTTGGCCTGATAGCACGCCGGGTGACCCACAGGTGGTCCGCGTTGGCAGTCACCCTCTCACCAGTGTTAAAACATACCTCGTAGGCTGCCGACTCAATACGAGCCTCTGTAACAGCTGTGATGCGCGTTGGCTGCCCGGACGCTGTAAACACGGTATCGCCAACCAGCAGCGCCCCGTGGGGCTTGAATCCGCTTGGATGTGTGTCGAGGGTAACGGGAACCGGCGTGTCATATCGTAGCGCCTTCGCGCCTCCGCGAGATCCGCCGTACCCCAACCACGTTGCGGCTGACTCTTTCACTAGGTTGTACAGTTTGAATTGCTTCGGTTGAAGTTCGGGCTGAATCTCGATCCGGCGAGCCATCTACTGCCCCAGGACCTTGATTAACACGGCGACTTCGAGAGGCCCGCCACCCTCGCCGGTCACGGATTGCGGAACCTTGCCCTCGATCCTGTCAAATATCTGCTCAATCGCGCGGACTGAGGCGTTGGCGGTCTTTTCGCTGCGAGAGGTGGCGTGGTGAAGTAAATTGCCAACAACTTTCCCGGCTTCAACGTTACCCTCTTTGGTCAACTGCCGGAAAAGCCTTTCACTTAACGGCAACTTAGGGCGGCCAGCAGGATTTCCAGTGCGGCCAGGTTGAAACTGATATGGTTTCAACCACTCGCCTTGCTTGCGCGTGCGCGAATCCGTTTTGCTGATAAGTGCATGTCTTTCAGCATCTTGCTCCATAGTCTGTACCGCTGGGTGATTCAATGTTCTTTCAATGATTTGGCTCACGGCCCAATTGTCAAACGATTTTCTGAAAAGGTCAAGGGAAATTTGGTTGAAAGTTTGGTGAAAATTGGTAAATAGTGGATTATCAGTTAGTTAACAGGGGCCAGTTTTTTCAGTGGGGACTGGAAATCCTGAAGCTATGGGCGAAACCGGCCCCCGGTTCAAGTCAGCGTTTAGCGAAAAGCGTTACCTCCTTTCGAGTGGGATGATGCCGACTCGTTATGTGGCTCGGCTCGGTCGGTCCCCCGAGGTTGAAACAGTGTTACCGTATTAGGCGGGTTCAATCCACATCACCTCCCTTCGAGTGGGATGAATTGCCGGGGTGCTCTTCGGTGCTGGGCTGGGCACGCATCATCACCCATGCGTGGCAGGCGCGATGAGTCCCCGGCAAACTTGATTCAGCGCCGGGCCTTGGCGAAGGTCTCAACTGCGAGGCCGATACCGAGCAGTGAGGCGAGGCCGAGGATTATCACGGCGAGCCACTCGGCTATTGCCTTGAGGATTGGCATGTCAGAACCTCTTCCTCTGAATCCGAAGAATTTTCTTACTTCGCCAATCTGCAGTCAGCTTAAGGCAAGCGCGGCACAAATCCGCCATGACTTGTTTCCCGCACAGTGCGCATCGTCTCATTGCCATGTTTCCATGATTCCTCGTAGCAGCAGTAAAAGCAGCTGCGGCGCCAGAGGCCATCTATACCGCGGAACCAGGACGTGAGGTGATGAACCTTGCAGCGTATCGTGGTGTCAAGTATTGCCATAGTGTGAGCCTTTCAATCAGAGCCGCTCCGCGTTGCTCCCGGTTGCTTTCGATAGCAAACGTCGGAGCCAGGTTAAGTTCGTGCAAGGCAAGACGCCTGGAAGAATTATTATATTCCAAAACTCGCGGTCCCCAATCTTCAAACAAAGATAGCTTTTTAAAAAGTGCCTCAAAAACTTCGCCGGATTCCTGGTAAAGACCACGGCAAGGGGCCGGGCTCGTTCATTGCTGAATGGCCGGCGCTCCCCTGGTCAATAAGGCTTCTGCCTCGTTGCCATCGCTGGCAGCGGACGGGGCCTGAGCTTCGCCGATTTGCTTGACGTGATCTCCTGCGCCCAGCACGGATAATCGCTGGCGTCGCAGCCGTTCGATCTCTCGTTTCGCTTTTTTACTGGCTTCTTGGATAATGGCCGCAGCTTTACGCGCCGGAGACAGGCGGGCGAAGCGATTGCGCCTCACCTGTTCACGCTCGACCGGGTTCTGATAACTTGAGAGCGGACGGCGGTTTGGTTTCGGCAGGGTTCCGCGCACACTCCTGCCGTACCGTTTTATCGGCACGCCGTTCACTTCGCCAATAATCTTATATCTTGGTTCTGAATCCATCTCCAACCCGTTGCCAAATTCACCAGTAAACGGGTGAGCCCGCCCCATGACGGGCTCGGATGGTTTCTGGTTGGTTTGACAGCCCCATGATAACCCACAATCCCGGGAATCTGTCAAGCGCGAAATGCAACTATTTTTTAGTTTCTCCGTTTTCTTCGCCTCCGATTGCACTTGTAGCCAATGTTTACGGCCATTGCAAGCATGATAACTTCCGAGGCACTAGCCTAACTTTTCTTTGCTGCCTGCCTCGCTATACCATTAGTTGCGGTCATGCTGCGCGCCTGCGGCATATTATGTATGCAAAAAAGACTTGACATGGCATATCTATACATATATCATCATATTGTCATGGAAAAGAAAAAAGACAAGCTAATCACCAAGGGCACGGCAGCCCGGATACTTGGGCTGTCCGATCAAACCGTCCGCAATATGGCAATCAAGGGCACGCT